CTCGGCCACGGAGACCTCGGGATAATCGGTCTCGGCCCATGCCTGGGACGGATCGATGAAGGTGCCGCGCACGGTGTTGAGGGCCGAATCGTTGGAAGGCTCGGGGCTGCCGGTGACGGTACCGGTGACCATGTCCTCGGTAATCTCGAAGTCATACGGTCCGTAGTAGGCGCCCACCTGCAGCATCCAGCGGCCGCCGACACGGATCACCTTGCCACCGCAGGCGGCTTCGAGCTTTTGCATGACCTGGGTGCGCGCCTCGTCGGCGCCGATCACGCAGCCTGAGTGATAGCGCGGTGATGTGGAGCCGTCCGGGTTGGCAACGGATTCGTCGCATACGCTGGCACTGTTGGCGAAGCTGGCAAATACGATTTCATCATCTGGCACGCCGCAGCGATTCCGCAGGAACCAGAGAATGTGCAGTGCGGTGTTCGCGCTATAGCCCGTCATGCCGGTGCGCGGATCGTAGATGTCCCGGCGCCCACGGATCACGAAGCGGACGTCAGGGATGCCCGAGGGGTACTTTTCAGCGCTGTACTTGAATGACAGGCGAACGTAGGACAGGCCTCGCCCGATCTGGGTATCGCGCCAATCCGGGCAGTTGGCCTTCAGGAAGGCGTTCACCTGGTTTGGGTCGACAACAAGCTCATACGAGGCGTGCTCGCCATAGGCCTGGACAACTTCTTCACCAAGATAGATGTCCTCCAGGCCATCGATAGCGCCCTCAGAAAGCACGTAGACCATGTGCAGCCATTCGCCATCGGTCTGGTCACCGGCTTGCTCCTGCCCCCAGGCCAGCACGCCGCCCGTGCTCACGCGGCCCAGCACGTACCGGGCGGCCGCCTTAGACGAGCGCAGGGTCTGGCTGGACGGCTCACTGGCACGCAGCGAACCGGTATCGAGTTTGTCCTGCTGCGACGAGACGTAGAACGCCAGCGCAGCACCTGCCAGAGCCCCCCATGGGCCGCCTTGGGCGAAGCCGACCACGGCGCCTATGGCAATCTGGGCGACTTTGCTGACTGCTGAACTCATTCAATTCTCCAAACCGTCAACGGCTCACACTCGATGCGGCATACCCCATCGGGGGAAACCGACCAGAACTCATCCGCCCAGAACACCGCCACTCCCCGCCCATTCGGGCCGTCATACAGGGCGATGTCCCCGCGCTGCAGCAGTCCGGGCTGAACCCGGGCAAAGCATGCGTCCCAGGCGCCCTCCAGTGAGCCGTGCAGCTTCTTCAGCAGGCGCTTGGCGCCAGCCTCCGAGGAGTACTTGCCTCGGTATGCTTCGGCAGGATCTACCCCGCACACCGCCACGGCGCAGTCGGCGGCAAACAGGCAGCAGTCAAACTCACCCCATGAAAAAGGCCGCTCTATGGCGGCCTTGATGGTGTGGGCAAGCTGCGTCGTCCAATCGCGCTTTCGCATGGTCACTTCTCGTAGGTGAACTTCGGGGCGTCCTTGGAGGCGCCCCAGTAGATGGGCCAGTCGGCAATTTGTGCGATCGCGAAGAAGAACCGGTCATCCTGCCGGCGCGCGCGGTGGTTTTCGTCCGTCCACCGCTCGGTACCGGTGCGGTTCCATTCGGCCATCCGATCAATGAGCGGGACCGTGATGCTATTGCCCTCCTCACCATTGCCGGCGTAGGAGAACTTGGCGGCATCCATCCGACCGCTGAACAGGATGTCGGCGGCGTAGGTGCCGTCCTCGGCGAACACCACGAACATGAGTTTGCCGGCCCGACCTCGACAGCCCTTCAGCGAGGTTTCGGTGATGATCTGGGTATCCAGGCCGTTCAAGGTCAGGTCAATCGACATCGGCGAGCCTGAGTTGCTGCTCTCCTGCGACTGGCCCACGGCGCCGAAGCTGCCGACGCCCTGGTAGGTGATGCCGTCGATGACCAGGTCGCCGGTACCGGTGTGCGCGAAGACCATGCCATCAGGAAAATCGAGCTGGCAGGCATACACCGCCATGAAGTTGCCCCGGGCAATGATGTCGACCACCGTTTGGCTGAATGGGAAAACGCCTGTGGCCATCAGAAGGCCTCCCGAAACTGGAAGCTACCGTTCGACACCACCGGCTGGATGCTCCATTGGTTGGTGTCATCCATGCGCCGCATCTCACAGTAGGGGTTCTTGTACTCGACCGGGGTGCCGGCTGGGATGGCCTTTCGAACGCGCTTGTTCACGTAGACCAGGGCCTTGCCGGCGGCGTCGGTGGCGGCATGCTCAACCACCTCGAACATTTCACCGCTGATGGTGATGTGGTCGCCGCGGCTGAACACCTGGCGGCTCGCCGTCATGCCCTGCAGCTGCAGAAATGTCGACTGGGCATTGGCCGAGGCCACGGTCGGGGCGCCAATGTTATCGGTCCGGGTCCGGGTGATTGAGGGCACCTTCACCGTACCGAACATGCCGTGCAGGCGGCCCAAGAGCGATGTCAGCTCGCGCTCGTCCTCCTCATACAGCACGCCGAAGTTCAGGGTGCACATCCAGTACGAGCCGGGCTGCGCCACGATCTGCTGGGAATTCGACAACGACGAGGTAAACGCCCGGTTGTTGTAGACGATTCCCCAGGTCACCTCAGTGGGCTCCAGGGACTCCGGCCATTCCTCCACCATGGGGAACTCCAAGAAAAAGCCCGCCGAAGCGGGCTGAGTCAATCATCTGCGCTCGAGCAACTGCCTCGCCGCGCCGTTCGTTTTAAAGTCTCGAAGCAATAGCTGGTAACCACCCTGGGCGCCATCCAGGGTTGCCTTTTGGATATCCTCTTTAGACAGGGAGCCCGTCCCGCCGCTGAAGTGGAGATGCTGGGTGATTCCACCGAAGCTCACCGAGGACTCTCCACCGCTGCCGCCAGCGCCGGCGGCCATAACACCGAGCGAACCATCAGGCCCACGATGCAGCGGCAGGATTGCCTCTGGCCCGGCCTCAGCGAAAACACCGGCGCCCTTGGCGAAGGCGAACAGCTGTGGGCTGTCGTACACCTGGCCCGAATAGGCCGACAGGCTTGGCGAGTCATACACACCGCCCTTGGCATTCTTCACGAATGAACCTTCGCTGAACCCGCTCATGGTGCCCTGCCCAAGCGCCGAACTCCCGCCACCAAGGAAACCGAATGCCGAGCTCAGGAAGCCGGCCGCGGCCTGGCGCACCTGGATGCGGATCAGGTCCTCGATGATCGAGTCAGCGAAATCCTTGAACTCGAATTTCCCAGTTTTCACGAACTGGGTGACCCCATCTTCGAGGTTGTAAAAAGCATTACTGAACAGGTCCTGAGTCTGCCCTGCGATGTCAGCAGCACTATCAAGGTAGTTCTCCAGGGCCGCCGAGGCCCCGTTGGTCCAGTCAGACTGGGCCGCGTCGATCTTGGAGAAGGTGTCTTCCTGCACCTGAACCAGTTTGGCGCCGTACTGCTGCCGCAGCGCGATCTGTTGTTCGAGCTCCTGCCGTTGCTTCGCGGTCGACGCGGTGGCCAGCTCCTCGCGCAACGCCAGGATCTTGCTGTTGTTGTCCTGCTCAAGCGCCAGCCTGGCCTGAGCTCGGCTGGCGGCTTTGTCACCCATCCCGACCGAGGCGGCTGCCGCATCACCTTGCTGCTGAGCGATCGCCAACTGGCGCTCAAGGTCGGCTTGGTACTTCATCGCTCGGGACAGACCGGTCGAAGCTTGCACCGCGGTGTTGAACTGCTCGGCTAGGGCGCCAATCGCCTTGCCATATTCCTCGGTAGTAATCTTCTTCTCAGCCAACAGCAGGTCCAGGGTCTTGGTCTGCTTCTGGAACTCATCGGACGCAGCGCCAACCGGATCAAACGCCTTCTTCAGCTGCTGGTAAGCAGTCTCAGCTTCTTTCAGCTGCTGATTCAGCTTCGTCTGCGCCGAGGTGGCATCCTTGGTTTCCTGCTTCGCGCCCTGGTTGGCTTTCTTCTGCGCCTCGATCGCGCTCGCTGCCGACAAGATCGCCTGGCGATCGGTTTCGGTGAGGTCGGCGTGCTCCGCAAGGTAGCGATTCGCAATCTTGTTGGCATCGCCATTGTCTTGCAGTCCGGCCAGCTGCTTCTGCAACGTGTCGAGATAGGTCTGCCCCGCTGT